CATCCGAGTACCCGACACACCGGCGCTGGCCGGCACGGGTCATCGTCGGCGAGTACGCCGCGAACAGGTACCCCGCGGGATGCGCCGCGATGGCCGTCTCGTTGTGCCCCCGGGTGACCGTCATCTCGCTTCCGTCCACACTCTCGACCAGCAGATCCTCGTCGCCGCAGCACAGAACGTCACCCGCGGCGGGCGCCGCGTCCCGAGAGCCGTGAGTCCACATGCCGTAGGTCCAAGCGAACGTCGCGGACCCGGGCGACGTGTTGTCGAGGCCACCATCGTCCACGAACCCCGCGTACCCCCCGGGAATGATGCAGTGGTACGCGCGCTGCTCGCACGCAACCCCATCGGCATGGGTGTCGGGGGACGTCGAGTACTGCGCCCGTACGCAGTTGATGAGCGTCGCACGGGCCGGGTTCAGAGGGTCGGGAACGAGCTGCCCGTACACCACGAACTCGCGCTTCGCGATGTCGTCCGGCTCGAGCACGATCAGTCCATTGGTCGTGGGCCAGCCTGCGAAGCCGGCCTCGGGCGGATGCAATGCGCGGGGGTCCTCGACCACGAAGTCGGTCTCGACCGCATCGATTGCCCCGATCAGCGTCGCCTCACGCACGATGCCGAGCACGCCCGTCTGGATGTCCGAAGTGGCGAGCGCGTGAGGAATGCCCAGCAGGTCCGCCAGGCCGTTCGGCAGCTCGTTGTGGAACCAGGAGAGCGGTCCCGTGCCGGCAAGCGCGGGAGCGTGATATCCAGGCTCCCCGTAGTTCTGCCACTCGTCGTCGTCACGGGGGTCGCGGCCGTCGTCCAGGTTGCCCTTCAGCTCGACGCCGGCGAGCCGGACCAGCCACGCCAGGTGCCCCCATTCGCGCAGGCCCATCATGCGGCAGGGCACGTCACCGAACCGGCGCTTGGCGACTGCGGAGGCCATCTCGTCGGCCGTGAACGTGACCTCGGGTGCAACGAGCGGACGCGATACGGCCTTGACCGCGCCGCCGGCGAAGGTCCGGGTCGAGCAAGGGTACTTGTCGATGCAGAAGCCGCCCAGCAGTAGGTCGTGGGCGGGGATGCCCGTGGCGATCGCGTCGGCGGGAACGCGGAACCGCGGGATGTAGACCATGTGGTGCGCGTCGCCTTCGTCATCCGTCAGGACGAGCGTCTGGACGGCCCTGCGGATGTAGTCGCGCAGGTACCGGGTACGCGACGCGAGCTGCTGCGGCGCGAGGTTCAGCGGTCCGTCGGGCCCGCCCTCGACGAAGTCCGTCTCCTCGAGCTGATAGACCTCTTCGGTGAAACCGAGCGTCTCCGGGACTCCGGACATGGTGCCCTCCTCGTCAGAACGTGATGGTCCAGGTGCCCTCGATACGCACCTGGTCGGTCTTGGCAATGTCGTGCCCGCCCTGGCGCGCGAAGAGCGTGTACGTCGGCGACACGTACGCCAGCAGGGCGAACTCCCGGATCGTGTTGCCGTTGAACTCGTTCGCCTCGAGGGTGAATGCGAACTCGACGGACCGGGTGTCCGGGTAGGTCACGCCGGCGAAGGCCTTTGCGAACTGGTCCTCGAGCGGCGCCACGTCCGCCGGCGCAGCGGCCTCGCCGTTCGTGCCGACGCCGAAGCGGTTCACGGCCGCGCCCAGGAGAGCGGCCTGGAGTGCCCGGCCGGTGTCGACGACCAGGTTGTTGCGCACCTCGTAGCGCAGCAGCTCGCCGGCCGCGTTGTAGATGCTCAGCCGGACGACGCCGCGAGCGGCGCCGAACTGGTTCTTCATGGTGTTGTTGATGACGCTGCTCATGCGGGCAGTACCTCGATGGAGAGGGTGTCGACGCGCGCGTTGGCCCGGATGGCCCCGTTGCACCGGTAGACGCCGTTGCACATGGGCACGGGCCATGCGTACAGGTCCTCGACCGACGTCGAGCGGGTGGAGACGAAGGCCAGGTTGGAATCGTCGGCTTCGCACGAATCCGTCCAGTTGCCGGCCTGAAGCAAGAGGGTCGCGCACATCGTGTGGCCGGGCTTCCAGTCGTCGATGGTGCGCAGGATCAAGGCCAGGCGCTCGCTCGTCATGCTCGCCGGCATCTCGAATGCGACATGGAACGACGCCCACTGTAGGCTGCCGATCCGCGCGGCGCCGTTGGCGCGCAGGAGGCCGTTGCACCGGTGGCGCACGCGGGGCTCGAGCACGGTCGCATCGGGGATGCCGATCAGCTCCATCGCGAGCACCATACCCGGGACCGTGCCGCCTGCCTGGTACAGCTCCCAGGCGCGCAGGAGGCGGGCCTGGTAGTCCTCGTTCGTCTCGTCCGGGTGTCGACGCAGGTTCCGATCTGCGCCGATCAGGTCGAGCGCCAGGCCGTCGCCGATGTCGTGCGCGGTCGCCGTGTGCCAGGCCCTGCGGACGTTGAACGCCGCGGTCTTGAGGTCGTCGAACATCGACGCCAGGACCTCGACCACCTTGCGGATCTCGGACTCCTCCCCGGCGCGCTTGAGCGGGCGCGGGAGCAGGAGCCAGAGTTCTGCCAGGAAGGTCTTCATGCCGACAGCCTCTCGATGACGACCGCGAGCGACCCCAGCGACACCAGCTCGCCCACGTCCCCGCCCAGGTCTTCGGTGGGCAGTTCGGCCCGCGCGTCCAGGACCGGATCCACGCTCATCGCCAGCGAGACCAGGCGCGAACGGTAGAGCTTTCTGCCGATGCCGAGGCGCGGCGCGGCCACCTGGTCGCCCGACGCGAGCAGGGAGTTGACGAGGCCCTCGACGGCCGCCTGGGCCGCGTCCGCGTCGCCCGTGTCCGCAGGCAGGACACACACCAGTCGCACCGTGGCGGACACGTCGGCCGGGCCCTTGACCAGGACGTTCGCCTGGATCGGCCGCCGTGCGTCGATGTACGCCTGGACGGCCGCGATCAGCTCGGCGGTCGGCTGCCCGCCGGCGCCTCGGATGATGACGTCGAGCGTGCCCTCGCCTCGAGGGAAGTGGTCGTCGACCTGGACATCCAGGACGCCAGGGACGGACCGTGCCCATGCCTCGTACGTCCGGCGGATGGCCCCTCGGCTCAGCTCGTACCAGCGAAGCCCACAGCGGTCCTGCAGGGCGGGGTCCGTCTCATCGTCCGTGCCCTCGCGCGTGATCCAGCCCTCGTCGTTGACGACCGCGTCGATGCCGGCAACGTACGTCAGCAGCTCGACGATCATGCCGGGAGCCACGTTGTAGCGGCTGCCGGTCGCCGTCGCCTCGATGGGCACCTGTACGTCGGTATCGCCTTCGGGCAGGACGGTCGCGATGGTCCGGTACTGAAGCCGCTCGCCCTGGGAGCTGATGCGCGTGCCGACCAGGGCCCCGCCCGGAATCGCGATCGCGTCGCCGGCGACCGCGCGATGGAAGCGGATGGTGCCCTGGGTGGTTCGCGCCACCGACTTCTCGAGGCCCAGGTCCCTTGCCTTCAGGACGAGCCACAGGCCCGTGGCGTAGCGCGCGTACCCCTGCGGAACGATTGTCGCCAGCAGGTCGTACAGCTCCGCGCCGATGAAGCACGACGCCTCGAGCAGCGTCCGGAACACGCCCCCCACATTCAGGTTCGTGATCTTCGAACCCTTCGCTTGCAGACGCACGAACGCTTCTTGCAGCAGCCCGTCCGAGGTCTTCGCGCCGACGAGAGCGCGCCAGTCAACTGCCACGGACCACCTCCAGGGTGATGGTCGTCAAGTCGTACGCGAGCACCAGGTTGATCGGGTTGGACTCGCCGATGGCCCTGCACTCGAGTCGGAAACGGATGCGCTCGAGGTCGTACGTCTGCTCGGTGACCTGCGCCGAGTCCGGCTCGACGCGCGGGTCCTGGTACACCGTGTCCTCGACGGCCCTCTGAAAGTCCAGGAGGTGGACCGGAGTCATCTCCTGATGCAGGAATCGGTAGATGTCGAAACCGTAGTCCGGGTGGCCCATGAGGTCGCCGAGCGGCGTCGACAGGCGATGCATCAGGTCCTGCGCCAGGCAGGCCCGGCCCGTGGTCGTCTCGACGTCGCCGGTCGGCACGACATCGAAATCGCCGTCGACCAGCAGGATGTCAGTGCCCAGCAGCTCGTCGCTCATGCAGTCCTCCGGAACCAGGAGATGAGCGCCGCGGTGTCGTGCCAGAGGTTGTCGCAGACCAGACCGACCTTCTCGACCGCGCACGCGGCGGCCGCCGTGCGCACGACCTCCCACTGCTCTCCGTCCTGGGACCACGACCAGGTCCAGGTACTGCCCGCGCGCGCCCAGCGGAAGTACAGCGGGACTCGGAAGTGGTACATGTACGAGTAGGACACTGGCATGGACCCCAGGCCATCCTCGTAGTCAGTACGGTCGCGGATCTCGAGCCAAGGCCCGCCTGCGGTGAACTTCAGATACATCGTCGAGCAGGGATCGGTGGCATCGGCGCCGCCGACGACCAGCCCAAAGGGCCGGTAGTAGCCGCCGTTCGCGCAAAAGGCCGAACCCCAGCTCGCGCAGCAGGCCGTGAACTCGCAGTCACCCGAGGGGACGTCCTGTACGAACGCCGACAGGTCCTCGGCGACGGCCTCCCGGAGGGGAGAGGCGAGCTTCAACAGCCCTTCAACGATCTCCGCAGAGGCCGAGTTCGGGTTGATCCAGGACCACTTTTCGTCGATCTCGCTGCCGACGAACTCGTCGTCCCAGGCCGTGGCCGTCTCCGGAGGCACGTCGATCGGCCACCGCAGCTTCCACGGGGTCAGCGCGGCCTGGACAGCCTGGGCGCGCGTCAGGTGGTAGTGCTCGTCCTCCGCCCCACCTTGCAGGTCCGGAAGCCCCTCGTGCGTGGCCGCGCCTGCGCCACCGTCCGGGTACAGGTCGCGCTCGCGCAGCAGGCCGTATCCCAGAGAGTCGCAGATCAGACGGTAGACGGCCGACCGGTCCTCGGCCGTGCGGACCTTCTCGATGGCCGCCTGGACGCCGGCTGTCACGCGCTCGAGCGCGGTCGTGACGACCTCTTCGATGTTGTCCACGTGCGCCATCAGAGCCCTTTCACCTTCAACGCACCCACCAGGTGACCGTCACCGGGGAACGGAACCATCGGGCACGGGCACGACGTCAGGACCACAGCCTTGAACGCGGTCGAGCTGCCGAGCTTCACGTCGCCCTCGGCCACGATCTGCCCGCCCTGGATGACGATGTCGCCGCCGGTTGTGACCTCGACCTTGGCGCTGCCCGACTGCACCAGGAAGCGCGCGGACGGGTGGGCCGGGACGCCGTACCCGTAGCCCGTCAGGCCCTCGACGTACGGCCGGCCAGGGTCGCCGTACATGAACCCGACCCGCACGATCGCGCCCACCTCGGGCGAGCACCAGACGCCCCGTCCAGGTCCGGCCCAGAGCTGCTGAAGCTCCACGTCCGGCAGGGCCGGCCAGGACGGGTCCTCGTCCAGATCGGCCGTGAGCGGCTGCACGTCCACCGAGTAGCGCGGCTCGAGCGCCGAGGCCGTTCCGATCGGCTCGCGCACCTTCAGGACGCGCGCGAAGATCGGCCCCTGCGCCCGCAGGAACAGGTCCGGGAAGAGCCCTCGAACGAGGGCCTCCAGCGACCGCTTCAGCTCTCGAGCAGCGTCCATTCGATCCTCGTTCCAGAGTCGCTCTCGGACACCCGGTGCACCACTCGCTCGACGCGGGCCGTGACCTCGCGGCCCCACAGGCGCTTGTCCGTGATGGTGATGCGGTGCGAGTGCAGCACCCACGGCGCCAGGTACGTCTCGACCACGCCCGTGCCGCCACCCTCGGTCGGCACCAGGTCGAAGATGTTCTCGCCCCACTCCAGGTCGAGCTGAGGTTCCACGATGGCCCGGGCCGACTCGGCCCACGGCAGGAACCGCACCGTGCCAGCGTCGTCCAGGTCCATCCACAGGTCCCAGCCGGCCGCGACCGGCCACGTCTGCGGCAGGCGGCGGAACAGGTCCACCAGGCGCTCGTCGCGGACCGCGAAGCAGTGCGCCGGGCGGGTCTGGAACGCATCCGCCCCGACCTGCGCACTGGTCACGCCGGCCTGCTCGAGCGCCCAGGCGAGGACCTCCTGGAGGTTCATGTTCCGGAGGGCCGCCTTCAGTCGGGCCGCCCCGACCACGGCCATGCGATCCTGAGCCACCAGGTCGAGGCACCGGCCCGGCTCGAAGCGCAGGACCTGCCCGCGAAACGCGGTCTGCAGCGCGCTCTCGCGGTAGCCCAGCGCGACCTCGAGCGCAGCGCCGGCGACCAGGTCGTCCGCGCCGGACCAGTCCCGATCGATGGACACGACCGCGCGGTCGAACGGCTGCTCGCGGGCGCTCGTCACCACCACGGAAGGCACGGTCGGCACCTCCTCGCCGGCGACGAACACTCGGGCTTCGGGCACGCCGTAGTCCATCAGGACCTCTCCACGAACGGATTGTCGTCGTCGACCGCAGACGACGCGTTCGACAGGAACTTCGTCACGTCCCGCTTCACGAACTGCTCGCTCATGAAGTTGAACACCTCGCCCGTCGGCACCGAATACGCCTGGCCCTGGGTGTCGGTCAGGATTGCGCCGCCCGGGTCCGCGCTGCCCTCAGAGGTCTTGGCCCTGCGCTTCTCGCGGCGCAGCATCACGGGCCGGTGCTCGGTGAACTGGAGCGTCAGCACGATCAGGTCCGACTGGTTGTCGTCGGCCGACGACAGGCCCTTGAAGACCACCTCCCGGATCTTCCACAGGTCCAGGATGGCGTTCGTGACCTCGTACACGAATGGCCGGACCATCCGGTCCTGGAGCTGGAACAGGCTGATGATGGTCGCCGCCTGGTCCGACGCCTCCTTTCCCTTGGCCTCGTCCGCGTGGCAGGTGATGACCAGCTCGATCTCGGCATCCTCGAAACCCCGGGGCTGCTTGCTGCTGCCGCTCTTGCCCGGGGCCTTCTTCTCTTCCATGCGAACGGCCCGCGACACGGTCATGCGCTGGTAGGCCCCAGGCAGGACCTGGTTTCCCAGCTTGATCTGGCCGAGGTCGCCCCCTGCGATGACCAGGGGCACGGTGGTCGAGGCGGGCGTCGTCATCCGTACCCCTCCGCGAGCCCCTGGATCATGCCGGTGAACGACTCGGCCTCCGCCACGTCGGCCGCCTGCACGTTGATGGTGAGGCCGTGGATCACGACCTGGCGCGAGGGCTGCTGGCTCGGGAGACGAACCTGCGTTGCCTGCCCTGGGCCGCCGGCGGACACGCCCTGGCCGCCCGGCACATCGAGCTGCCGCCCGAAGCGTTCCATGATGGCCGGCACCTCGGCGCTGCCGGTGGCCACGCCCTCGCCCCACGTCGAGACGAACGCCTGGCCGGAGGCGGTCAGGTTGCTCAGGGGGCCGACCTTCGCGTCGCTGAAGGGCAGCCACTGGCGAACCGCGTCTAGCACCTCACCGACGTAGGCCACGACCTGGCCTGCCGTCGACTTCATGCCGTCCAGGAACGACGTAAACAGGGCCGCGCCCGAAGCGAACATCCGGCCAGGCAGCTCGGCCAGCCAGGACACGATCCCGAGGAACAGGTCTGCCAGCCAGGGCGACACGCGAGCCAGGCCGGCGTGAATGCCGTTGATGGCCGCCCAGAACGTGTTCACCACGTCCCGCCACAGGTTCGACAACCAGGTCCTCACCGGGGCCAGGGCGTTCCAGATCCACGCGGCCGCGCGGGAAACGGCCGGGCCGATCTGGTCCCAGTACCGGATCAGGAGGAACACGGCCGTCGCGATGCCCAGGATGATCCAGGTGATGGGGTTGGTGACGAGCGCCATGAAGAACGCTCGAACCGCCGGGATAGCCGCGAGCACGGCCGCCTTGACGGCCGCGAAGGCCGCCTTGGCCGCGATTGCGATCTTGACGAACACCCCCTTGCCCGCGAGCCACGAAATGGCCTTGACGACGCCCCCGATGGCGCTCGCCACCGAACCAAAGGCCAGCACGACAGGACCCAGGATGGACGCGACGACCGTCCCGTACAGCATCAACTTGCCGGCCGCGGAGACCAGGCCCGGGTGCGCCGCTGCGAACGCCGAGAACCCATCGACCAGCTCCTTGAGGCGTGCTGCCGTCGACTCGATGGTCGGCGCGAAGCCCTCGGCCAGTGAGATCTTCGCGTTGTCGACAGCATTTCGGAACCGCTGCCAGCTCGCGGCACCAGTCGACTCCATCGTCCGCTGGGCTGCTGCCGCCGTGCCCGTGGCACGATTCAGGTCACCCAGCGCCCCCTCCATGCGGGCGACCTTTCCCATCAGGAGCGTGACGCCCTTGACCCCCTCGTCCCCGAACGCGTCCTGAAGGGCCTGCTGGGTCTTCGGCAGCAGCAGCTTGTCGCCGAACTTCTTCTGCATGGCCGCGATGGTCCCAGCGAAGTCCACGCCGCCATCGGCCGTCCGCGCCAGTTCGAATCCGAGGCTCTTCGACGCCTTGTTCATGTTGCGCATGACGGCGCCGAACGTCGTGCCGGCCATGCCGCCCTCGATGCCGACATCGTTCAGGGTGCCGATCGCGGACGAGAGCTGCTCGACCGACATGCCGTACTGCTTGGCGACTGGCATCCCGAACTTGAGGCCTTCGGTAAGCTGTCCGAGGTTCGCGAACTTAAAGAGCTGTTGAGTCCTGGCGAGCACGTCACCGAGCCGGCCCATCTCCTGCGTCGGTTCGGCGGCCTTGTTGCCGAGGTTCGAGTAGAGGGTGGCGAGAGCCGATGCCGTCTGGGATGCGTCCCCCATCGTGGCCTTGGACACCGTCAGGGCGGTCGACGTGCCGGCGATCGCCGCCTTCATGTCGAGTCCCGAGCTGAGCATCATGTAGCTGGCCCGGGTGAACGACACGGCCGAGTCGGTGTGCTCTCCGGCCCAGGCCTTCGAGGCCAACCGCAACTGGTCGATGTCAGCCTGGACGCTGCCGAAGGTGGCCGGCGTCACGGTTCGGATGAGCGCCAGGGACTGTTCGTAATCCTCGAACGGGGCCACGAAGTCCGACGCCATGCCCCGCGCCTGCGCCCCCGCCGCGGTCATCACGGCGCCGACGCCGGCGACCTTGACGCCTGCCTTCGCCACGGCGCCACCGATCTTCCCCCAGTCCTTGGTCGCGGCCTTGCCTGGCCCCAGGGCATCCTTCCCGCTCTTCGAGTTCCTCGCCTCGCGGCCGAGGCGCGCCAGGCTGTTCGCCGCCCGGTCCACGCTGGGGGCCATGGCCTGGGTCGCCTTGGTGATGCCCACCATCTTCGAGGTTGCGACGGCGGCGGCCGGGGCCGTCTGCTTGACGGTCGAGGTGAAGTGCGTCAGGCCGGCCGAGACGTTCCGGATGGGCGAGGTGAACCGGTCCACCAGGCTCAGCACCAGACCGAACGCCATCATCCCGCCGGACACTTGCGATCCCCCGTCAGAACACGCAGAATCGATTCATGGACTGGACCGACATCGCAGGCTGGGCCGGCGCCTTCGTGGTCGTCGCGGGCATCGCGTCGATCGGCTGGGCCATCATGGACGCGCTACTTCCCCAGAAGCACCCGGACCGCCGCGAGTAGGCCGTTCCGGACGCGCTCGACTCGCTGCTCCTCGAGCCAGTTCGCTTCTGCCAGCCGTCTTGCCCACGTCTCGTCATCGAGCGCCTCGACCTCCGAAAGAGGCATCCGGCACCCGTCGGCGATCCGCAGGTTCGCCCGCTGCAGGGCGTCCCCGCGGATCGCCGTCAGGTGCTCAGAGCTTTTTTTCGAGCACCTCGACGTTGACCTTGGCCATGGTCAGGAGCTTGTTCCCGAAGGCCATGGCCAGGCCCGGGTCCTTCTCGAACGCGTCCTTGAAGACGTCGGCCGAGGGGTGCAGCAGGCACCCGAAGAACAGGTTGTTCTGGGCGCGGTAGGCGTCGGTCGCGACGTCCTTCGCGAACTTGCTGAAGTCCGGCCGGCCCGGCTTGCGCATGATCGCGACGAGGCCCGACTCGTCGTCGACCGCCAGCTCGTAGATCTCGCCCTTGTGCTCGGCCTTCAGCCGGGCAATCAGCTCGTCGTACTCGGCCTTCCCGATGGCCCCGTAGGTGCTGACCCGCTCCATGGTGCTTCTCCTGCGGACGGCGGCTGCCGTCACGCGTTGACGTCGCCCGGCAGGCCGTTCCAGTCGATGCCGCCGAGGATCAGGAACTCCAGCTCGACCTCGCTCTTCTCGGCGCCCTGGTCGATGCCGAGGCTGGTCTTCTTGAACTTGCAGTCGTGCAGCCGGTCCGTGACGATCGGCCGGTCGTCGTTGGCGTACGACGCCGTGATCGGGAACGGCGGGAGCTTGTAGAAGGCCGTGACGCCCTGCTTCTTCATGTACGCGACGAGGTCGTTGAACTCCTCGCGCAGCAGCGTCAGCTTGCCCTCGGCCTTGTAGTTGCCGGCGCCGTACGACCGGGGCTTCGAGCCCTTGCCGTAGACCTCCTTGATGTCCTTCTCGTCCGAGTACTCGATCTTCTCGATGCCGACGAGCGTGCCGTGCGGCAGGCTGATCTGCGTACTCTCCCAGTCGTAGTTCTGGCCGTTGTTCACCGGTCACCTCCCGACGGCGCCTGCCGTCACGCCCCGAAGGGGTTCTCGAAGCCCAGCTCGAGGTCGATGAAGCGCATCGTCGCCTTCGGCTGGATGCGGACCTTGACGGCCACGCGGGACGTCGCGAGGAAGTCCTGGCCGTCCGGGATGAGGACCGACCCGGCCGAGATCTCGCCAGCGGCCACCATGGTGCGCAGCGGCTTCTCGCAGTCCGTCTTCAGGGCCTCGAGCCCGGCCTGGTCCGCCTCGCGGTGCTCGCTCTTCAGGCCCGCCAGGCGGACCTCGCGGCACGCCTTGTCCATCACGCGGCGATACTCGACCCAGCGGAAGTCGCTCGTGTCGTCGACCGCCATGCGGGCGTTCGTGACGTACACGCCGGAAAGGCTCTCGAACTTCCGGAACGTCGTGTAGTGGGCCGCGTCCAGCAGCAGGGCGTGGCCCTCGTTGACCATCGGGTTCTCGTCGTCGTCGAGCGGCGCCAGGTTGGTGACGCCGGCGAGCGGCCCATCGATGACGCGCCCCGCCGAGACCGAGATCTTCGACAGGCCCGCCAGGCGCCCCGAGAACCGGCCGGCCCCGTTGCGCTCTTCGCCGTCGATCACCAGGTCCCCGGCCACGACGCACACGCGCTTGCCCGAGAAGTCCGCGATCTCCAGGACGAGTGCCGCCACCCACTCGTCCACGGTCTCGCCCTCGTTCAGCCCGCGCGCCTCGCACACGACGAACCGGAACTTGAAGTGGTCCGCGGCCGTCTCGAGAAGGGCGTCGAACGCGGTCCACGCCGCCGAGTCGGTGGGGCCGACCACGTGGATCCACTCGAGGCCGTACGGCGTGGCGTTGAGGGCCTCGATCGCGGCCGCGTACGCCTGCACCGTCGTCACCGGCCCGGTGGTCGACAGGCTGTACCGGTCGCCGATGCCGAAGCTGGTGCCGGACACGCCGGCGACGAAGGCCAGCGTGGCGCCCGTGCCCGGCAGGACGAACGACGCCTGCACCGTCTGCTCGCTCGAGAGCGCGCCGTCGTCGAGCTGGTACCGGAACTTCGCCTCGTTCAGGCCGCCGGGGAACGTGATGAGCACGTCCACGTCGTGGTCGCCCGTGGGCGTGCCGCTGGCCGTCACGCTGCCCGTGCCAGCGCCGTACAGCTCGAACCGCCACAGGTCCGCCGCCACGAACGACGTGGGCTCGGCCCCGTCCGCGAACGCGGCCGTGCAGCCCGTGCCCGCCAGCGCGACGGTCGCGGCCGTCAGGATGGCCTCGCTCCAGGCCCCGGTGCCGACGCGCCACCGGAACGTGGCCACGCCCACCGCGCCGGGATCGACGATCTCGATGTCGAGCAGGTCGATCGCCGTGGGCGTTCCCGAGAGCACCACGGTGCCGGTGCCCGAGCCGGCCAGGCCCAGGCTGCGGATGCTCGTCGTCGACGTCTTCGTGACCTCCGAGATCGAGCCCGCCACCGGGGCGGCCGTACGGGCCGCGACGATCGTCCGGGCGCCGGACGCCAGCGCGTCCTTGAGCGCGGTCGCGAGCGCGGACGAACCGAACACGCCGTCCACGGCGTCCGGGTCCGTCACGATGACGGGCGCGTTCACGGTCCCGGCCGCGGCCGGACCGACCATGCCGAAGACGCCCGCCGGGAAGCTCGACACGAGCCCCAGGGCGCCATCCTTCACCTCGACATTCACATCGGGCAGGGACATCGCGTCACCTCCTCGCCGCCGGCCCGTTCAGCCAGCTCTTCAGCTCGGCCGCCAGGTCGGCTTCCGTCGTCTGCTTCCCCGCGGCCCAGCGCTTGTGCCGCATCAGGCCCGCCTGCTGCCAGGCCGGCACGCCCATCCGGGCGAAGAGTTCTTCGACCGGCTCCAGCTTCACGTCCACCGCCTTCGGCGTGGCGACCGCCAGTACCTCACGCTTCATGACACCCCCTCGCGGCCCGTGGCCGCTCACTCCTGACCGTCGTCCGGCTCGGGCGCCACGTCGGCCACGAGCGGCACGTACGAATCCGCCATCACGCCGCCGACGAACCGCAGTCCGACCCGAACGCGGACCGCGCCGGCCCCGGACAGCACCGACTTGTCCGCCTCCCAGATCGCGTCGTCCGCGAGGATGCGGACGTGGTTGTTGTCCTCGTCGTGCAGCCCCCGGAACACCTCGCGCAGCAGCCCCTGTAGCACCCGGTCGGCCGAGGCCCCGTCCTGGTGGTCGATGACCACCTCGACCGGCAGCGTCCGGCGCCAGTACAGCCACCGGAACGACCGGCGCTTCCGGTCCAGCGAGTCCTCGCGGGCCACGCGCTGGCTGATGCGCTCGAAGCGCTCGCGGCCGGGGATGAGCACGCACCGGGGCGTGACCTGGTGCTGCTCGAGCGCGGCCGCGCCCACGTCCACGTTCTCGCGCGGAACGTCCAGGCGGGTCGCCACGTCGGCCAGGAACTGGCAGCAGGCCACGATCATCGAAGCATCTCCTCGACGAAACCTTCGACCACGGCGCGCACGACCCGTTCGTCGTCTGCCGACATGCCCAGGTAGGGCCGGGCGGCCAGCTTCGTCGCGTGGTTCCGGCCCGCGTCGCCGCCGAGCTGGTGGATGCGGGCGTACACGACGTCCGTCCCGACCTCGGCCGCGTCGTCGCTCGAGGCAGAATGGATCGAGTTGCGCAGCCGGCCCGTGTCGACGAGGGTCTTGCCGCTCTTGCCCGACTTCCGGCGCTTGGCGTTCTCGGCCTGCACGCGTCCCGAGGGCTTCCACGCCCCGCCATCGGGGTCCGTGCCCGTCTTGAAACGCTCGAGCGTGGAGTTCTCGAGAGCCTGGGCGATCTGGGTGTTCAACTGCTGCTTCACGCCCGGCTTCCCGAGTCGCTCCAGACGACCCGCGAACTTCTCCAGGTCGCCCGTGACATCGAGCTTGATGGACAGGCCGGCCATGTCAGAAGCCCTCCATCTTCTCGCGGTCGAACACCCGGTCGGGCGCCACGACCTGCGCCGCCTGGTCGCGCTTCGGCTGCTCGACGCCGAGGGCCACGACCCCCTTCGCGATCAGCTCGAGCGTCTTCCGGGCCGTCTCGGCCGCCTTGGCGATCGCCTGGTCGGACGAGTCGGCCGAGAACCCGCGCGCCACGAAGAGCTGCTCGAGGGCCAGGTCGACGGCGAGCTTCTTCAGCAGCGTCGGGACCGGGCTCAGGGGCACCGTGTGGCGGGCCTGGACGTAGCCGTTGACCGTGTTCGTGGCGTCGTCGCACGCGGTATCGACCCGGTCCGTGTTGATCCGGCCGGTGCGCTCGAGGTCGGACACCTCGAGCAGCAGCTTCGCGCCGATCCGGTCGACCAGGTCCTGCTGGGTGCAGTACGCCACGCCCGCCTCCGGCTACTCGCCGTCCTTCTCGTTGCCCTTGTCCTCGGCCGGGGGCTCGCCCTTCTTGGCCTTCGCCGCCGGCGCGGCCGGGACCTCGACCACGTGCAGCAGCGGCTCGGCCTTCAGCTCCTTGACCTGGGCCGCCGTGAACTTCCCTTCCGGGTGCACCACGGCCGTGGCCGGGTGGTGCATGCCGCACCGCCGGATGCCGTCCTTCCGCTTCGCCTCGATCTTCAGGGCCATCTCGAACCTCCTTCGAACCGCGTTCGAACCCGGTTTTCAGCGGGGGCCGGGCCCTGTTTTCAGGCCGGGCCCGGCCCCCTTTGGCCGGTGTGCCTTCCCTACGAGCCGGCGCCCGTCGAGCCCCACGCGAGCTGCCACAGGCCGTAGCCCGCGTTGTCGATGGAGTCGACGCCGTACCGGAACTCCTTGCGCATGAAGACGGACTCGTCGTCCGGGTTCTCCATGGCGACGAACTCGCCCTCCTTCACGACCTGCAGGATGAAGGGCTTGAGCGGCTGGGAGAGGCACAGGATCGCCCAGGCGTTCGGCGTGTCCGCCAGCTCCTCGATGACCATGACCTTCAGCAGGCCCTTGGTCGTGTTGGACTCGCCCTCGATCTGGTCGGCCGTCATGAGCTGGTTCGCGAGGCCCCAGTTCTGCGGGCTCACGGCCAGGGTGTCGCCGACGATGCGAAGGTAGTTCCCGCTCTCGTCCTTCAGGCTGCGCATGGCGGCCAGGCCGGCCAGGATGGCCACCTGCGACAGGGCCGCCGTGTCCTT